AAATCATTGATTGTACTAATAGAACCTTTTTTAATTCTTTCTAATGCTTTATCCCACATCATTGTTTTTAGTGGGTAAGGTATAGATAATACATCTTTATCTCTCTCAATCATTTTTATAATTGATTCAGCATTAAAGTAAATATCAGAATCAATAAATAACATATGAGTAAAATTAGATTCTAAGAAACCTGCTACACAAAGGTTTCTACCTTGCGTGACTAGTGATGATTTAATTAATGAAAAAGTTATTTTAATTTTCTTTGCATGACATAACTGTTGTAACTCTAGTAATGCTTGAGTGTAATGTATTGAACATTCACTATGCACGGGTGTTGCTAAAAAAATAGAATAAGGTTTTGTTTCTTCTGTCTTAGTATTACTTTTCCATAAAGGTATTGTAGCTTTATTAAAAGGTTGTGAACTTACTTTTATTTCTTTTAATGTTTGGTAGGTATCTTTATTTACTGTTTCTTTCATCGATCGCTCCTTTCAAAAAGCTTGTCCATTCCATTCCTTTTTTATCCCAATTGTAAAATCTTTTATAGAATTTTTGTTGTTCCTCTAAATGGTTCTGTATATAATCTTCATGTAGATATTTAGCTGCAGTATTAATAGCATCTCCTGTAGCGATACCCATTGTTTCATAATTATTTGTATAGTTTACATACACAGGCCATTCGGCACATGTTTCATACAAGGCTCCAAAGTTATTTGTTATTACATGAACTCCAGAAGCTAAAGCTTCAAGAGCTGATGCACATGAAGTCTCCTCAAATATACTTGGGTAAACAAACATATCGTAGTTAGGCATCATCTCTCTAATGTATTCATTGGGTTTGTAACCAATATAATTTACATTAGATAATTGTTTAGCCTGTTCATATAAAGGTTTAAATTGTTCATCATTAGCTTTTTTAAAAGCATCTCCATAGACTTGCGAGGAGCTGTATACATCTAGTATAATATTAGGGTCTTTTATTTCTTGCATTGCACGTAATAATACATTCAACCCTCTCCAAGGTGTACAGTGATGAATTAGTTTTATAGGATCTCCCTTTTTATAAATTTTTCTTATTGGAAAATTATCTATACCGTTTTTAATAACGACAGATCGATCAGTAGGGATATCAAAAAAGTATCTGAACTTCTCATAGTTCCAGTGACTGTTAAATACATACCAATCGTATTCTTTATGTTTTGATTTATCTTTAAAGAAAGCTTGTAAGTTGGGTTGATCCCAAGAATTTTTTTGCCAAAGTATATTAATTTTATTAGGATCTATTGGTACCTTACCAGGAATTGATGTACAAATTTGAACTTGATCTAATAACTCTTTTGAAACATGCTTATGAAGCATTTCCATTTGTAGTTCGGTTGCACCTCTAGGATCCATTATTTTTTGGTAGCAGCTCCCATAGTAACTTTAGTAACCTTGATTTCAAGGTCTTGTCTAAAGTCGTCCACAGTAGTATCAGTATTGGCATCAGCAACATCGTTATCAAAATCAGTTTTACTAGCATATACTTTGCCTGTTCTTTTGTGCTTAATAATTTCTTTTGCTTCTGCGGGTATTTTAATTAAATCAGCCATTCTTTTTTATACCTTTATTAACAATTTTTGTCTAGCCTTTTCCTTGGCCTTTGTAACGCTTTAATCTTTTTTGACGTTTCTCACTTTTCGATAATGATTTCTTATGTTTTCGAGGACCCCTCTTTTTAGGCTTATCTCGTTCATGGTGCTCTTTAAATTTTTTAGCCATTTTCCTGTGACCTATCTAATAAAGCATAACTTACAGCTCCTGTAATTTCGTTAGCTGTTCCCGCTTGTAATTTTAAAATATCGTTAGCTTCCATATTTAAAGTATTACTTATCATATTTGTGTATTCTGCTGATAAAGTTTGATGACTTATCTCAATGTCTGATCCACCAGATTTTTGCAAATAAGTATCTAAGACCACACCTCCTCCAGCCTTATGACTAGCCTGCACTGTTTTTACAAGAATAGTTGCATCTGCAGGACAAGTTAAAATTGTCGTGATGTTAGTTGTAGTTAAATCAAATGTTTCGCTTTTGTATCTTATTGTCATGACATAAAGTAATTAAAGGAATCTTGTTCGTTTTTCAAGTCCTGTTGATAAGAAGTATTCAATTGGTTTTCAACTGTTGCTATTGCTTGGTTAATTTGTCTAAAACCTTCAGTTGTGTATTCTGCAGGTGGTTCAGGAACATATACGTTTATTTTAGCCATTATCTTTTTCCATCGGGGTTAACGTCTGCTCTAAAGGTACCGAATCTCCAAGTCTCATTTATAGCAGTATTTTGTATTTTAATATTAGCCAATCTTCCTCTAGCACGTGTGTCTATTTTTTCTGTATTAGCATTTATTGTGAAAGGACCTAGTTGAGAAGAGGTTCCAGAATCTACAGGATAATTTTTTAAAAATATTGTAACCACTGCATTCCCTTGAAGATTTTTAAAGTCTGGTAGAAATCTACTTAGTCTTAACATATTCTCTCCATCACCTCCAGTAGGTAAATCAAAATCTCCTGATTGAATATACGCTGGAATAGCTGTCTCTGTTCCATTCAAAGCTATTTCATTATTTCCTACTTCTTGTGCATAGTATAGAGAAGAGCCAAAGGTATTAGTTGCACCACTTAAATTTGAAATCGTTGGTGCGTCTGTTGAGTTATATTCTGTAGCATAAGGTACATCATAAGTACTAGCGTCTGCATAAGAACTTCTAGCTAAAGTCATAATAGACCAAGTATTCTCTACATAATTATAAACAACCGATTTATTATTTTGAACTGCTGGACTACCTAAGGGAGTTCCTGCTGGATAAAACCAAACTAGTTCATTGAATAAAGAGTTGTGTGATCCATATATAATTTCGTTAGAAGAGTAATTTATACCTTCATTAGATCCGGTGGTCGTGAATACAAAATCTTCAACAAGTGATGGAAGTAATTTAACCGTACCATCAAATACAAAGAAGCCTCCCCCTGCACCCATCCAGAAAACTTTACCATCTGCGTAAACAGCAGCATGTTGTCCAATACACCCACAGTTAGAACCCACTTGTCTTATTGAGAAAGTAAAAGGTGGTCCTACAAACTGCATTTGATAAGCAGCTTGATCTGTTAAAATTAAGTTGTAATCTTTACCTGAGATAGCAGCTACAATTTTATTTCCTGTATCCAATCTAAAAGTTCCTGCAGTATTAATTGAAGTAGGTTGATAAATATTATAATTCTCTTGATCACTGAATCTAATAAACATTGGATCTTGTGTAGTAGAATCACCAATAGTTGTTTCTGTTCCAAAGTGAACTACGTGTCTATCTCTATCTGAAGTTATTGTTAATCTTGAAGCTGTTGGAGCACCTACCATAATACTTGCTCTTTGATCTAACGGGTTGGACACACCTGGATTCCAAGTAAATGTTTTACCATCTTTAATCGTTGCAATTAATTGTTCACCAAAGTTATCTAAAGACCATGAGCCAGGATCTAGAATAATAGTTGAACTCGTTGTACCAGACCCCCAAGTTAACCTACTCCAAGTTCCTGTACCCCAACCATAACCATAAGTTTGTATTGTAGGACCTATTTCTTCATAAGGGTTTATACTAGCGGATCCTGTAGAGGACATAGGTGTTCCGGTTTCAGTTGTTTGCATTTGAATTGTAAATGAGTTTGCATCTGGAACAGATAATATTTCAAAAGTAAAACTTGTAAAATCTGTATCAATAAATGATGAAGTTCCTGGAATCGTGACACTTGTAAAAGTAATATACTCACCAAGATCTAAAGCATGGGAAACTTTATTAACAGTTACTATATTTGAACTTGAGGTAGATGTAAAAGTTGCACCTGTGATTGCTGTTGCTAGTGGAGTGATATCGTAAAATTTATCTTCGTAATAAATGTATAATGCTTTTGATGTACCAAGTGCAGCGTATCTTCTACCTTCTAAATCATTCCAAGTATGTTGAGCACGTGTGGGTCCTGCAATTGTTTCTCCTCCAATTGCTGTATAACCACCAA